GACTTGGGCCGGCGCGCAGTGCAGATCGGGCGGGATGCTGTTCAGCAGTTGGCCCCGCCGGAGCAAGCAGTAAGGGTGCAGGTCGACCTGAACAACGTTCCAGCAGGGTCCAAGGTGAAAACCGAGGGCAGCCAGGGAGCGACATTCGATACCGACATCGGTTACTCGATGATGGCGCCCAAATAAATCACTTCTTCATTGATTCAATGAAGGAGGTGGAATTTGACTCGGACTTAGCCTTTTCGGCCTGTTTGGCTTTTAGGGTCGATACCTGCTCTTCGACCTCTTTGAGGCTTAGGGGTGAGAGTGAAACCGCTGATTTGTACATCGAAAAGCTGGCGGCCACTCCACTCTTGTAGAACTGCGCACTATTCCCACTGCTTGTCTCAAGCCAGCCATCGGAGGCTAGCGCTTCCTTAAAGGCATACCGATCTTCGAACTCAAGTCGGACACCACCGTAAGTAAGCTTTTCGGGAGGGAAGTCGGTCACTTTGCGACTTGACTGCCGGTTTTTTTCAGAAAAATGATCTGATCCGTCAAAAAAAACAGCAGCGCTTTTCGCATTGATACCGGCGACAACGGTCGGCTTAGTGTGGGTACATACGTAACTGCTGTAGTTGTCCTTGCAGTCGGTGAAGCCTTGCTCTTTTGCAATTTCCGGCGTGCCTGGCACTTTGAGGCCATACACGCTCACCGTAGAAAGGCGTTCGGCGCCCAATGCTGTGCCAGCCGCCGTGAGAAGAATGATAGCTCCTAGCTTTTTCATGGTGCATTCCCTACAGGTCAAATTGAGTTAGATCGAGATCATAAATCCCTTTTAGGGAATTGTGCCTTGTATCAGCTCGCCAATAAACAAATCCCCCGGCATCCCCCTGGGCTTACCGATGGAGTTAAAGCATGGCTTGGCGAGACAACTACCGTGCCGCGACCTTTCGCGGCGTGGGCTTTTTTGTGGCTACGGCGGACAGCAGTCACGGCCGGCGCCAGGCGGTACACGAGGCGGCCCAGCGCGATATTCCCTATACGGAAGACCTTGGCCGCAAGTCTCGGGAGTTCGGCATCACCGGCTATCTGCTGGGAAAAGAATACGATATAGCCCGGGAAGAGCTGATCAAGGTCTGCGAGCAAGCGGGCCCAGGCGTGTTGGTTCACCCTTACCGTGGCGAGCTGACCGTTGTATGTCGCGGACTCACGGTCAGCGAATCATCGGACGAGGGCGGCAAGTGCACGCTCACCATGACTTTCCTCGAGGCGGGGGAGTCATCGTACCCGTCAGCAAAGGTCGACAGCGTAAACGCGATCAGCGCCAAGGCTGGCGAGGTTACCGAAGCGGGTAAAGAAAACTTCGTTGTCGACTTCCTCACGAAGGGCTATCCGTCCTTCGTTGCTGAGGCCGCTACGACACAAATCAAAGGCTTGAGCGACTTCCTGAGTTCTCCGGAATTCATCGTATCAAGCGATATACAGGCCGTTTCCGACTACTACGACAAGGTCAAGGGTATCGGGTCTGACGCGTTCAACTTGATCCAATCACCGTTCGAGTTCGCCGGGCAGGTCGTCAACGCTATAAGCAGCATCAGATCGGCCTTCGGAGGCAGCGCTTTTGGAATGCTGATGAGCCTGTACAACCAGTACTTCGACAGCTCAAGCAGCGCGTCAACTTCGAGCACCCCGAGCAGGCAGCAGGTCGTGAAGAACACCAGCGCTGTATCTGCTCTCGTTCGACAGGCGGCTATTTCCGAGGCTGCGATCGCAGCAGTTGTAACTCAGACGACAGAAGACGTTTCGAATGGTGGTACGAAGACCACATCCGAGCCGACAAAATACGACAGCTACGAGGCTGCCATAGCGGTGCGCACTGAACTGTCCGACCGGCTAGACGAAGAAAGCGAAACAACAAGTAGTGACCTGGTCTACGTCGCGGTGACTGATCTCAGGACGGCGGTGGTGCAGGCTGTTCCAAATCCAGAGCAGGACCTACCGAGGTTGGCGACTTTCTCGCCGAGGCAGACGTTGCCGTCCTTGCTTGTCGCTTATCAGCTCTATGGGGACGCTAGCCGGGCTGAAGACATCGTGTCGCGCAACGGTCCTCGCCGCCCGGGTTTCCTGATCGGCGGCCAACAGCTTGAGGTTTTAGCAAATGGATGACCTTGAGCTGCTGGTCAACGGCATGAATTACGCGGGATGGACCCAGGTTGGAGTAACGCGCGCGGTTGATGCTTCCTCTGGCGCGTTCACTGTGACTCTTACGGAGCGCTGGGAAGGGCAGGAGGGCAGAGGTGCTCAAGTTGAGCCCTGGCCCATCCTTCCTGGCGATAAGTGCGAGGTCCGTCTCGGCGGAATAACGATGGTGGTTGGCTATGTCGACATCTTCAAGCCTTCGTTCAGTGCGAATGACCACACCATCAATATTCAAGGGCGCGACCGGACATCTGACCTGATCGACTGCAGTGCGGTACACACGCCGGACGAGTGGAAGAACATTGACCTATTGCGCTTCGCTCAGGTCTTGGCCCAGCCATTCGGCGTCGGCGTTTCTGCTGATGTCCCGGTGGGCGCTCCATTCGCCGTCTGCAAGTTGCAGCAGGGCGAAACAGCGTTCGAAGCAATTGAGCGTTACGCCAAGCAGAGACGCCTATTGCTGACGACGGATGGCGCCGGCGGCCTACTGATCACCCGGGCTGGTAACAAGCGGGCCGCCGTCGGACTGGTTCATGGTGAAAACATCCTAAGTGCCACCGGCAGCATCGATCACAGCCAGCGTTTCCGCAATTACCTGGTTAAAGGTCAGGCCGGATACAACCCAAACAGTGATGGAGGCACTGAGGCGCATGTCGAGGGCGGGGCAAGCGACAGCGGAGTCAGGCGTTATCGACCTATGCTGATCGTCGCTGAGTCCGGTGGATCGAACGGCAGCGCGCAAGAGCGAGCTACCTGGGAGGCCAACAGCCGGCTGGGAAAATCAGCTTCCGCTTCCATAACCGTCCAGGGCTGGCGGCAAAGCCCTGGCGGGCCAATTTGGGAGCCAGGAATGCTGGTGCAGGTCAGGTCGCCATGGTTGCGCATGGATGGGCAAATGATTATTCGGCAGGCCACCTACGAGCGAGGGGAGGGCGGCACCACTACCAAGCTCAACATCGTCAGCCCGCAAGCCTTTTCTCCGGAGCCTCCTGATTCGAAGAAAGGCAAGGCAGGGAAAAAGGGCGGTCGGAATATTTGGGCGGAAGCCATCGGGGAAGAGGACAAAAAAGATGGGTAACCCAATTCGCGATCTCAGCAACCGCGTGATGATGATGTTTGCCCGTGGTGTTGTTCGCAGGGTCACGGATACCAACGGCCGGCAGCAGTTGCAGGTGGAGTTGCTCAAGGACGAGCTGCGAGACGATATCGAACACATGCAGAACTACGGCTTCACCAGCCACGCAACAGGCGGCGACGTGGCGGTTGCCTTCATTGGCGGCAACCGCGAGCAGGGGATTGTTCTCGCAGTTGATGACCGGCGCTATCGCATCACCCTGAAGGCTGGCGAGGTCGCGATGTACGACGACCTTGGCAACAAAGTTGAGCTGCTGCGCGAAATGGTCAAGGTCACGGCTGTTCAGCATGCAGAAGTGGAAGCCCCGACCATCAAGATGATCGGAGAGATTGAGATGGTCGGTAACGTAAAAATCCAGGGGAATATTGATTCCACCGGCACCGTTACAAACAACGGCAAGAACATCGGCAGCACTCACCAACATAACGGGGTGTTGGTCGGATCCGCAAACACGGGAGCGCCCATTTAATGGCTGACGCCGCGATGGTAATGACTGATTTCGGCGGAGACCTGGTGCTGTTTGGTTTCGACCTTGAGCGCGATGACGGCCTTGAAACTGCGGTGATCATCAGCCTATTCACCGATCGCCGCGCCAGTGCCGAGCAGATCCCGCTCGAATACGAGCAGGACGATTTGCGCGGTTACTGGGGCGATCTCACAAATGGCTCGGCGACCGATCAGACGGGCTCGCTGCTCTGGCTACTGGCCCGAGAGAAAGAGCTGCCCCAAACGCTGAGCCGAGCTGAGCAGTATTGCCGTGACGCCTTGGCCTGGATGGTTGATGACCTGGTGGCCACGACGATCGAGGTCGCTGCTTCATATCACTCGCGCGGCGTGATGCTGCTTGTTATCGACATCTATCGTCCGACCGGCCCGGCCGTTCGCTACCGATACAATTATGAATGGTCGGCCCAGGCCGGCAAGAGGGCTGCCTGATGCCATTTGCTAGACCAACCTTGCCGGAGCTCATTGACCGGGTTACCACCGACATCAGCGGGCGCGTGACCGGCGTCCAAAGCGCAGTGCTGCGCCGCTCGTTGCTGGGGATCCTCGCCCGGTCTGAGGCTGGCGCAGTGCACATGCTCTACGGCTTCCTTGAGTGGGCGGCCAAGCAGGCGATTATCGACACTGCCGAGAAGGAATACCTTGAGCGCTGGGCAGCAATCTGGAAAGTCTTCCGTAAGGCCGCTGATTATTCGACGGGTGCCGCGCTGCTTTCCGGCGCAATCGGGTCAACGCTTCCGGCCGGAACGATCCTTCAGCGGCAAGACGGGGTGCAGTACCGGGTCCTGGCTGATTCGTTGTTCACTGATACCACGTTGCAGGCGACGATTGTGGCTTTAGAGGCTGGCGCCGCCGGCGATTCGCCGGCTGGAACCCCGCTTTTTCTGTTTTCACCTGTGGCTGGTGTTCAATCTACCGGCTCTGCAGTCACTGACATTGATGGCGGTCTTGATGTTGAGACGGACGCCCAGCTGCTCGGTCGGCTACTGAAGCGGATCAGGCAACCGCCACACGGCGGTGCGACCTCAGATTATGAGCTTTGGGCTCTTGAGGTTCCAGGCGTGACACGTGTGTGGGTTTATCCGCTTCAGATGGGCGCCGGGACCGTGACAGTCTTGTTCGTCTGTGATGGTGAGGCTGACATCGTCCCTGGAGCGGCGAAGGTTGCTGAGGTGCAGGCTTACATTGATGCCCGGCGGCCGGTGACAGCCGAAGTCTATGTTGCGGCTCCTATCGCTGATCCGCTCAATTTAGCGGTGAAGCTTTCGCCCAATACTGCTGCGGTGCAGGCTGCGGTGCGCGCAGAAGTGGCTGATTTGATTGTCCGCGACTCGAAACCTGGCAACCCTATTTTGATCAGTCGTTTGCGCGAAGCTGTCTCTATCGCGGCTGGCGAAGCTGACAACCAGCTCACGGCCCCCACTGCGGACGTTGCGCACGCCACCGGGCACATGGCAGTGCCCGGCACCATAACATTCTCCAGCTTTTAAGGAGGCGTAATGCCGACAGCTGCCGACTACCTGGAGCAGTTGAAAACGCTGCTGCCTCCTGGACAAGCATTCCCGAGGGAATCTGGTACCACGCTTCACAGCCTACTTGACGGAATGTCAATTGAGCTGGCTCGGGTGGATGGCCGGGGCGAAGCGCTTCCAATGGAGGCCAACCCATCCACCACCAACGAGATGCTGAGCGATTGGGAGTGGGTCGCAGGCCTTCCTGATAAATGCTCAGGTGTTTTGGAAGAAACGCTGCAGGGCCGGAAGAACGCCCTACTGGCGAAACTATCCAGCACTGGCGGGCAGTCGGCGGGGTACTTCATCGAGCTGGCCGGCGTGCTTGGTTACACGGTGACCATCGAAGAGTACCGGCCCTTCCGGGCCGGCCTGTCTCGTGCAGGCGATGTGCTTACCAACGGCGACTGGGTTTTCACCTGGTTGATACGGGCCCCTGAAACATCAGTCATTTCGTTTCGCGCAGGGGTTTCTGCTGTGGGCGAGCGGCTGCGCACCTGGGGCAATGACACGCTCGAATGCAAAATTAATCAATTGAAACCGGCGCATACGATTGCGCTATTCGCCTACGGAGAATAACGCATGCACAGAATTGACGGGCCTGGGGCTACGGTCGATAACAAGTTCACCGAAGGGGATCCGGTTGGCGGCGTTCAGGCTACGGTGGTAACGGACGACTTTCTGAATGATGTTCAGGAAGAGCTCGTCAGCATTTTGGCCGCTGCTGGAGTTGCGCCGGCTAAGGGCACTCAAGACCAAGTGCTGCAGTCCTTTTATCGGCTTATTCAAGCTCAGAAATCTACTGCTTTCTCCACAACCGGGACCGCCGCTGCACTCACCCTTACCCCTGTGCCGGCGATCACCGCGTATGCCGCCCCACAGCGGTTTCGCGTTAAGTTCAGTCAGAACAGTACCCCTACCAGCACGATCAATGTTTCGGGTAAGGGGGGGAAGCCTCTGAAGCAGTACGACGCATCCGGCGCGAAGGTACCGGCTGTTTACGTCGTTGATCAACTGGGTGACATTGAATATGACGGCGCTGACTTTGTCTTGTTGGATCAGTTGCCTGCTGCCAATAGTACTGCGCCGGGTATTGTGAGTTTTTATGCGGCATCAACACCGCCGGATGGATATTTAAAAGCAAATGGCGCGATAGTTTCTCGAACAACCTACGCCGCGTTATTCGCAGTTGTAGGGGTTAACTATGGGCCTGGGGACGGGTCTACAACGTTTCGTCTCCCTGATCTGCGTGGCGAGTTCATCAGGGGGTGGGATGATGGGCGCGGCATTGATGTAGGGCGTGCATTTGCAACAGCGCAGGCTGATGAATTCAAATCTCACGTCCATTATGTCCCAGACTCTACAGCGGAGGGTTCTGTAGGTGGTAGTTGGGTATACGCAAACTTTGGTAATGGAGTAACCGTTGCGACAAACTATACTCAAGGCGCCGGCGGCACTGAAACTCGGCCTAGAAACATCGCTCTCTTGGCTTGTATAAAATATTGAGGTGAATAATGACTGAGCAAGCGCCGCCAACTATCTACCAAGCTCACCCTGTTACTGGGGAGTATATCGGGCAGTCTATTGCCGACGTTGACCCATTGGACTCCGAAAACTGGCTCATTCCAGGTATGGCTTTTATTGATGAGCCACCCAAGCCAAGAAAGGGGTTTGCGATAGTTCACGTTTCCGAAAGCGAATCTACATGGTCACTTACTGAAGACTTTCGAGGTACGGTTTACCGCACCGATTCTGGGCAGGCCGTGGAGTGGCAGGGGCTTGGTCCTCTCGGTGATGGGTTAACGCAAGAACCGCGGCCAAGTGCCTATCACAACTGGGTAAATGGCACTTGGAAACTGGACATTTCGGCAGAAATCAACGCGCTGAAATTGCAGGCGGAAAATAAACGTGATGGGCTGCTGCAGCAGGCAACCCTGCGTATTGCTCCATTACAGGATGCCGTTGATTTGGACGAGGCCACGGCCGCTGAAGCAGCATTGCTCAAAAAATGGAAGCAGTACAGGGTGGCCGTTAACCGAGTGCCGGATCAAACAGATTATCCGAAGAACATCAATTGGCCAGTTGAGCCTTCCTAACGACACCGATTTATCGCAGCCCGCCACGCGCGGGTTTTTATTGCCTGGAGAAAGCTATGCCGATCACCGAGCAGCAGTTGCTGCAGATCCTTCCGAACGCCGGCCGCCAAGCCGGCGTTTTTGTTCCTGCACTGAATACCGGCATGAAGCGCTACGGGATCGTTGGCACAGCCCGTGCCGCTGCCTTCATCGCCCAGGTTGGGCATGAGTCCGGCCAGTTGCGCTGGGTTCGAGAGATATGGGGGCCAACGGCACAGCAGGCCGGGTACGAAGGCCGCGCAGACCTGGGCAATACACAGAAGGGCGACGGCTCCAAGTACCGCGGGCGTGGCCTGATCCAGATCACGGGCCGGGCGAATTACGCGGCATGCGGCGAGGCGCTGGGCCTGGACCTCATCAGCAATCCGGAACTGCTGGAGCTACCACAGCACGCGGCGATGTCGGCGGCTTGGTTCTGGTCGACCAAGGGGCTGAATACACTCGCTGATCAGGGGCAGTTCGCGAAGATAACCAGGCGTATCAATGGCGGGCTCACCGGCCAGGAC